AAAGTAGATGTAGAAGAAGGATTTGACAGATATTATGCCTGGCTTAGTAATAGCACATTTTGGTCTAGCAAGACAGTACAGTAATCTAAGAGATGAGTTACTAGATGCTACAGACCGTGCCCTCAAAGACGGTAAACTAGTCGGTGGTCATTATACACGGTCATTTGAAGAATGGCTTAAACACCGCACCAAAACAAAATATGCTATAACTGTACATAGTGGTACACAAGCATTAGAAATTATTGCACGTTGGAAAAAGATTAAACATAGTGATACTATGGAGGGAAATCCTACGATTCGAATCCCCAATCTAACTTATCCAGCCACATTAAATGCCTTTCTAACAGCTGGATGGGATGTTGAATTAGCTGATACTGACAAGAACGGTGTTATTAACATTGAGTTTGGTAGAGGTGGGATATATGATTGTGTAATGGGATTCGCTGGCTGTAAACCATGGCCTAATGCTAGCTATTCAAATGCATATGGTGTAATAGTTGATGGAGCACAACATTGGTTAGCATCTGAGGGTGATGTGGGTAGTGGTATGTCAATAAGTTTTGACCCTACAAAGAACTTACCCAGCTCGGGTAACGGTGGTGCTATTGTTACCAATGATGAAAAATTATATCTATATGCGTCAAGTTATAGAGATAACAACAAGCCTTATTTTCACGATGCTGGATCTAATAGTAAGATGAGCGAACAAGATTGTGCTCAAATTCTAGTTAGAACAAAATATATAGATGAGTGGCAGAAGCGTAGAAGTGATATAGCAAAATACTGGTGTGATAAATTTAAAGATTTACCAATAAATTGTTTATCAGATACAAAAGACCCTCATGCCCATCAAAAGTTTGTGATGTACCTAGCCGATAGAAATTCATTACACACTCATTTACTTTCTGACGGAATAGACAGTAAAATACATTATGAATATGTGTTGGGTGATTTACCAATTGGGAAAGAATTAACTAAACCTGATCTATTAAGTAATAGTGTGTTGTTGTCTAGGGGAGTACTGAGTCTTCCCTTATATCCAGAATTGAATGACCAAGAAGTAGAATATATTGCAAGTAAGGTTATAGAGTTTTATAAATAGCTAATGAAGATATTCCCAATTAAAGTAGAAAAAGCAATTCAATCAGACTATAAATTTATTGAATGGAAGATACATAATGTATGTAACCATAATTGTAGTTTTTGCGGGACCCAACATAAAGACGGAAGTCAACGATGGTTTAGCTTAGAAAAATACAAAGAGTATACTGATAAATTAGTTGAAGCATGCGGAGATGTGCCATTTTGGATACAAATTACAGGTGGTGAACCTACTTTATACCCTGATCTTATTCCTTTACTAGCATATATAAAGTCTAAAGGGGCAATGATAAGTATGATATCAAATGGCTCACGAACTATCAGATGGTGGAAAGAATTGCAAGAATCAAAATTAATGGATTATTTGTTTTTAACATATCATAGTGAACAAACAAATGATTATCATCATATTGCAGAAGTTGCAAATTTATTTCACAATGATCCCACAGAAGTAATATGTTTGATTACTCATGTATATAACACATTAGACACCGCATTTGAAGCACAGGACTATTTAATTAAAAATACCGGAGCAACCATAACGGTTAAAGCAATGATGGGAGATCAGGATATATATTCAAAATATACAACAGAAGAAATAACTAAGTTGAAATCTGAAAATTGGATACCCGGATTAGGCAAAGATACCAAAGTAAAATCTTTAATAGACCCTAAATATAAAATAAATCATAATCTAAAAATAACATATAGTAACAACCTTTCTTTTAATAGTGAACCCCAACAGTTGATGAAGCAACAACAAAATAAATTTTTAGGTTGGGATTGTAATATAGGATCATTTACAATGAGAATTGACCATGACGTTATCTATCGAGGTGTGTGCGAACAGGGTGAAAAACGTAGTATATATGATAATATATCATTTATTGATAACTATATACCCTGTAAAATTGAACAATGTTTTTGTGGAACTGATATGATAGCCACCAAAATACTTCCTAAGAATAAATATCCCCGGGCATAAATAAGAATACTATGTGGATACTATCAATACTACCCGACGCCGCAATACATATAATCTTTGGATTAGGTATTTTGGGCACAATAGCAGGATTCGTCCTAGGATTCATTCCTTTTGTCAAAACATATCAATTTGCTATACAAATTTGTAGCATTATTGTACTTGTCTTTGGTGTATATCTTGAGGGCGGATTAGCCGACTATAAAGAGTGGGAACTTAGAGTCAAAGAGATGGAAGCTAAAGTAGCACAAGCTGAAGCTAAATCAGCTACTACAAATGTAGAGATCCAAGAAAAAGTTGTAGAAAAGACTAAGGTTATCCGTGAAAAGGGTCGTGATGTTATTAAGTACATTGATAAAGAAGTAGTCAAAAAAGAGGAAGTTATCAAGTATATTGAGAACTGCCCTGTACCTAAAGAAATCATAGACCTACATAATCAAGCTACTGAGTTGAATAAGGCGGCTACAAAATGAAATATCTTTTAATTATTTTATTATTAGCCGGCTGCTCTACAACAGTACCAGTAAAACAAAAGTTCCCCAATGCTACCCCTGAACTGATGAAAAAATGTGAAAGTCTTAAAAAGATTGAGGGCGATAAAGTAGCTATTACAGAAATGCTTAAAGTTATTGTACATAACTATTCACTTTACTATGAATGTTCAACTAAGGTAGATGGATGGCAAGATTGGTATAATGAACAGAAAAAGATATTTGATAACGTAAAATAATAGCATATTATGAAGTATTTTATATTATTGACTGTATTGCTAGCCGGCTGTGCCACCAATAATGACTTTGAGTTATACCTAGAAGCACAAAAATCCATAAGTAGAGATGCCACAATGAGTGAAGCGGCTAGGATAAGTGTATTGATTGAGATGACAAAGAGTTCAGACAATCAAGTAAAAATGGAAGCAATACGTGCTTTGCAAGAGATACAGCGTAGTAAGACCCCTATAATTATTGAAGCTCCAAAGAAGAATTGGTTCGGCTTTTGATAAATACTCTATAGGTCTAGGATTTTACATGTCACAGGAATTTAACAATACAAGCGGTTCAGCAAATAATGCTAATGCAGATCCATTAAGTACGGCTTTTGCTAATGTAGCCAATAATGTTTTTTCTTTCCCAACAAGTGATTCAAACGTTCCTGCAGTAGTTGAAGTAGTCAATCCTACAAACCAATCTAGCCCTACTAGTAACACCAATAATCTTAATATTGGTAATGTTTATATCACTAATAGATTTGATAGTAGAGCAAACAATCCGGTACTTATTAGACAAAAGCAAAAAGTTACAAAACCATTAGAACTTACACCAATAGATACATCTACTTCTACATTGGCTCTTGCTAATAGTACAATTACATATGGCAGTCAAGAATACATTAATATTGGTGAAACACCTAATGATGGCAACGGTGATCCGTTAAGGGTAGCGTTTGGTAAAATTAATAATAATTTTACTAACTTATTTTTTACAACTACCACTACAACTACATCGTATACATATGGTATATCTCAAAATCAAGTTATACTTGAAGTTCCAATAACACAGTTTTATCAGGGTGAATTTCAAATTCGCTCAAGCAATCCAAGTAACGCTGACATGCAAGATATTACCCTTACCTCTAGTATCACTAACAATCAGAATAATGTAAGATTTAGTGGCCACTCGACATTATTTGACGGTAATGCTATTTGTAGATATGACATGGATGTATTAGATAGTAATGTTAGAATTTTGATAAACCCATTAGTAAATGAAGATTTAGAGCATTTTATATCAGCATTTGTAACATATCCAATATCAATGACTACTCCTGGACTTGAAATTCAATTAGACGGTTATGCTACTGGTTATTTAATGGGAACTGAAAACGGATTAATATTAACGACGGAATCAGAATGAGAGCAAAAGAATTTATAACTGAACAAAGCAATCTACCTGATAGAATTACTAAACCAATGCCTGCTACATGGGTAATACCAGAATTGCAAAATCAAAATGCATATTTACAGTATAGATTTTCAATAGCACTAGCTGGAGCAAAAGCCGCCCGTAACGGGGATATACCTAAGCTAGATAAAGATACAGTTTGGGGAGAAAATCAAATTGTTTCAGGTTATATGAATCCAGACATAGCAGAAGATATTGATTTTGCTTTAGCTGAAATGGGTCTTAAAGGAAAAGAATTAGTTACATCTGAACATAGTGAAGAAACAGGTGATACTGGTATAAGTAGTCCAATAAAAGCATTTAAGGGATATAAAAGAAAATGAGAGCAAATGAATTTGTATCCGAATCTAAAATTGGTAAACTAGGAAATAGAAAACAAATATCAACTATTGGTTTACACAAGTTTCGTGATGAAAACTGTGCTGACCGTACATATGAGTTGAATAGAATAATGATGGCTGTAGCTGTAACAGATGGGACTTTTGTACCAGACATTGACGGTGAGAGCTGGGCCGGAAGATATAATATTGCTGTACCTTACACGCAAGAAGAACAAAATATGTTATTGATGGCATATAAAGCGGCCGGATCTGAATTTCACGATTTAAATAAGGGCGACTTAAAAAGTAAAGAGTTGGCAAGTACTAACACTCAAAGTACAGTTAAACCTTTTAAAGGCTACAAAAGAAAATAATTTAAGCCAAGTCAATCAGAATAAGTAATTATATCAAATTACAGGATTATAAATGATTGACATCAACAACACGCTTGACCTAATTAAACTAAAATTTTACAACGAATGGTTATACATTGCCCATATATATGAAGAAGGTGATAGTCAAATGCATAAAGATTTGACTAAATCGGTGGTTGAACAATATATCGATCCGTTATCATTACAGAAAAACGCAAAAATAATTGATTTAGGTTGTGGTCCAGGATACTTCTTAGACTTAATGAAAGAACGAGGCTATACCGATCTTACCGGAGTAACACTAAGTCCCGGAGATGTTAAAATATGTGAAGATAAAGGTCATACAGTTAAAAAATATGATTTCAGTTTTCTACCACAAAAAGACGGATATTATGATGAATCAATAGATTTTATCTTCTTACGTCAAACACTAGAACATAGTCCATACCCTATCTTTACATTAATGGAATACAATCGTGTTCTTAAGCAAGGTAGTAAGATTTATATTGAAGTACCCGCAATTAATCAAAATCGTAGACATGAATGGAATAACAATCACTATAGTGTTCTAGGCAATGAACAACTAGCCGCATTGTTAAATCGTACCGGATTTGCTCTTAATACATTTGATAATTTTCAATTTGAGTTAAATATTCCAGTAGAAGATGGAGTAAAAGTGGATATGAACGATCCTAATACATATACGACCGTTCATGAGAATTATCTATGTATTGTTGCTACGAAAGAACGACCTTTAGATATCAAATAAACTCAAGCACTCTTAGGAGTGCTTTTTAATAACATTCCTGGGTTACTTATATAAATACTTGTTATGAGTAATGCACCATCACTAGTAAAGAATCCTTATACTAAAACAGTTTTTAAAACTGATAAAGAACTACAGGATTTTATTAAATGCTGTGATCCAGATACAGGTTATCTATACTTTATGGATAACTTCTTTATGATACAACACCCTACTAAAGGTAGTATGGTTTATCATCCGTGGGCTTATCAAAAACGATTGATTGAAACCTATCATAACTATAGATTTTCAATTAGCTTGATGCCACGACAATCAGGTAAATCAACTTCAGCCGCTGGATACTTACTATGGTACGCAATGTTTTGTCCTGACAGTACTATTTTAGTTGCGGCACACAAGTATACAGGTGCTCAGGAGATTATGCAACGTATTCGCTACGCATATGAAAACTGTCCTGATTATATTAAAGCAGGGGTAACAACTTACAACAAAGGCTCATTAGATTTTGAGAACGGTAGTCGTATTGTTAGTGCTACAACTACTGAAAATACAGGTCGTGGTATGTCTATCACATTATTATACTTGGATGAGTTCGCATTCGTTAGACCGAGTATTGCTAAAGAATTCTGGACAGCTATTACACCAACACTATCTACTGGTGGTAAAGCTATTATTACAAGTACACCAAATAGTGATGAGGATCAATTTGCTTATATTTGGAAAGGTGCTAACAAGACAGAAGATGATTTTGGAAACACAACCGAAATTGGCGTTAACGGATTTAGAGCATATAGAGCACATTGGAGTGAACAACCAGGACGAGATCAAAAGTGGGCAGATGAAATAAAAGCACAGCTAGGTGATGATCGTTTTAACCGAGAGATTGGTTGCGAATTCATTATTGCTGATGAAACGTTGATTAATCCAAATACATTGATAGCTATGGAAGGGATAGAACCTGTAAATCGTATAGGACAAGTTCGTTGGTATGAAAAACCTAAGAAAGGTAATATCTATTGTGTAGGATTGGATCCAAGTCTTGGTACAGGAGGAGACCCTTCTGCTATACAAATTTTTGAAGCAAATACTACTACACAAGTGGGTGAATGGAAACATAACAAAACAGATATCCCTAGTCAAATCAAGCTAATAGCACAAATAAACAAATATATAGCAGAATGTACTAATGAACCTAATAACATCTATTATAGTATTGAATGTAACGGGATCGGAGAAGCCGCTATCATATCATTAAATGAATATGGGGAAAGTAATATCCCGGGTATCTTTATCAGTGAAGCAGGTAAAGGTCGTAGAGGATTCAATACTACTAATAAAAGCAAACTAGCAAGTTGTGCCAAATTCAAAACATTAGTCGAAAGCAAGAAAATGACTGTAAATAGTCGTAGTCTTATAAGTGAAATGAAAGCGTTTGTAGCACACGGTGGAAGTTATGCCGCTAAAATAGGTGACACCGACGATTTAATTATGGCTAGCTTATTAGTGACACGTATGTTACAGCATTTAAGTGATTATCACGTTAATTTAGAGACACAGATACGTGACCACGACGAGTATATAGCACCGTTGCCCTTCTTTGCGGTCATAAGCTAAGAGGTAAAAGATAAATACAATATGGCTAAAAATCAAGAATCAATCAACCGCTCATTATTTGAACTATTACGTAGCAGAGGTTATGCCCCTACATTATTAGATACTTCTGGTAAGGAAATTCCAGTTCCAGAAGAAGCTGAAGTCTTTCAGTTTAAGTTTACTAAAGACGGAGAAGAATACGGTACAGTAACAGCATCTATTGATGGATTACATAAGTTAATAATTTACTTTGGTGATGATGTTGCTAATAGTGAAAAAGAAGCTTCTGCTAGCGGAGATGATTCATGGTACAAACTATTGAATCATCTAAAGCGTTTCTCACAGCAACACCAATTGAGTTTTGAAGTTAAAAACAGAGACCATTTAAAATATGATATGGCAAAAAGGGAACATATGAAAAAGCAAGAAAGAATATCAGAAGGCTACTACCCAATGGGTAAGAGTCGCAGTTACAATGACAATGTCCCAACTGTTAAAATTGTTATTGAACACACTCGTCAAATTGAAGAAGGTGAACAGCGTTATCGTAATGTAAATCGTATATTCTTAGAAAATACACATGGTGAAAGAATTCTTGCTCCCACAACTAAACCGGGGGTTGCACAGATATATGCCCGTCATTTAGCTGAAGGTGGTATGCCACATGATGACCGTTGGAATCATATTATTGGTCTATGTGAAGAATATAACAAGATGGGTGCTTTTGTTCGTGCCATACGTAATAATCAGTTCAACGAATCAGCACAACAATTAGTTAATGAAGGTATTAATCATTATCAAAGTTTAAGAGAATCATTAAGTAAGATGCGTGGTACACGTGGTTATAATGCGTACTTTGAATCATATACTCCTCCGTTAATGGAAGATGAGACAGAAGAAAACAACTTGAATGAGTTGTTTGTACAAGAAACATTGGATCCACGTATTGAAAGTGTAATGCCAATATTAAGCAAGTTACATAAAAAAGTAGCTGAGATGAAAGAAGTTAATGAATTAAGCGAATGGGCTGACAATTTAATTGATGAAGGCGTAGCCGTAGATGCATACATGGCAGGCAAGAGTCCAGCACTTGCTCATTTTGCTGACCAATTAGACAAAGATGTTGATGAAGATGATTTAGATGAAGGTCTAATGGATAAAATTAAAGGTGTTGCAACTAAAGGAATGAACTGGGCAACAAATAAAGCACAACCTGCAGCCGCTCCTGCTGCCCCGGCCGCAGTAGTTCCAAATGCAGCCACACAAGCAAGAATTGCAGCCGCTCCACAAGGATATGATCCAAATACTGGCAAACCACAAGTTGCTGCCCGTGCAGTTCCCGGAGCAGTGCAAAAAGGTGGCACAATGGATATGAGTAAAAAAGTTACGCCGGTAGCACGACCAGCGGCAGCACCAGCACAGAGTGATTACGATTACTCTCCTCAAGAAGTTCAACAAATGAATCAACAGATTGCCGCTATGGACCCTTCAACATTGGCGCAAGTTGCCGCAAGAACAAACTTAGATCCAACAGTTACAGCCGCAGTTAAAGCCGAAGTGACAAGAAGAAAAACTCCACCAGCTGCTCAACCAAATGCAGGAGCTCCTGTAGAAGAAGGTATGGTAGATACAATTAAGTCAGGTGTTAAAAAAGGTATGGACACAGTCAAAAAAGTTGGCGGTGAAGTATTAGACAAGTTAGGTGGCGGAAGTGAAGAACAACTAATTAGAGATTTACAAAAAGCAGCCGGTGTTAAGGTAACTGGTAAAAAACCAGAACCCAAAGATAAAGATGTTGAAGAAGGATTTATGGGTGCATTAGCAGGCGGTGGACTTGGCCTTTTAGCTAGCGGCGGTAATCCACTAGTAGGTGCGGCCGGCGCATATGCAGGTCACAAAATACAACAACAAGGAATTAAAGATCCGGACGCTGAATATAAAAAAGCACAACAACTTAAACAGCAACAAACAAAAGATGTTGGAGAAGGATTAGACGATGCCCAAAAAGCCGATCAGAAAATCAAAACCCCTGCAGTAGATCGTAAAGAAAAGGGCGGTGACTGGAAAGTCACTACACAAGATTTAGCTAAAGCTGATGAAAAGAATATGACTAGTTCAGCTGGAATGGCCGCGTTACAGAAGAAATTATTTAATATAGAAAAGTCTTGAAAGAATTATAATCATGTCTACCAAAAATTACACAAAACCTAAAGTAATGATTACTGAAACCCGCACATATAAGTTGTGGGAAAGTGCTGGCCGTAAAATAGTTGAAGCTCAATTAACTCCTGATCAAATTAAACAAATCTTTCAATATGCACAAAACATTGAAACTGCCGGTGGTACTAATCGTACAATGATTGGTAAAGGCAAAGATGCCGCAACCCTAGTAGGTCAAGCTTGGGAAGAATTAAAAAATAAAGCACAAACTTCTAAACCCATCGATGGGTTTGAGAAAAAATATGATGCGATAGCAGACAGATTAAAACAAGCAACCGGCGGTGACCAAGGTGCAATGAAGTATGTACAGAAATATCGTGACTTTGCTAAAAAGCATCCGATAGCACAAGGTGTAATATATGCCGCACTTATTGCTGCTATAGGTCTAAGTGGTGCGGGTGTAGGCGGTGCGGCGGCATTAGGCTTATTCAAAATGACAGATAAGTTATTGCAAGGTGAGAAATTCACCAGTGCAGCCTGGAGTGGTGCTAAGACTGGTGCATTGGCATATGGTGCAAGTCAACTTGCTCAATATTTTCAAAATCCCAAAGTTCCTTTACCCGACGAAATTGACAGTGTTAAATTACCCAATGGTACTGACTATGTAGTTAAACAAGGTGATACATTAAGTCAAATTGCTCAAAAGTACGGAGTTAGTGTTGAAGAATTAATGAAAGCTAATAATGGTGCAACAACGGTAACTCCTACTGGTCAGTCTATGACATGGAACGATCCTAATGCATTATCCGATGTTAACCCAATGGGTGATGCAGTACCATCAGGTACTGGGGTACAACAAGATTATGATGTAAAGACATCACCTAAGATTTCTAATCCAGATAGAATAGATGTTGGTCAAAAATTAAATATACCCGGTGCAACTGGTTCAAGTCCATATCAAGGTGGTGTAGGCACTGCCGGTGACACCTGGGACAAGATTGGGTCGGGTAAATATCCGTACGACCAGATATCAGCTAATCAGGCTGCAAAATATGGAATTGATACTGGTGGTTTAGGTGATGCTAGTAAAGCCGGTGGTAAGATAGCATCTGATGCGGCAGGTCCAAGTCAAGCAATGATTGACCAAATGCGTAATCAGAATCTATTTAGAATGCAAGATCAGGCTGATGCCGCGTTCTATGCAGATAAACCTGATGATTTTGGAATAAATCCTCGTAACAATGACGCAGTGGGAACCGGAATGCCTGGGTCAGCAAATACCACAGCACCCGCACAACCTGCAGGAGCAAGTTATAATCCTGATTATCTAAATAAAGTAATCAACGGTGAGATTACTCGTCCTAAGATTAGCGCAGAAAAAGCACAAGCCGCATTAGATTGGCAATCACAGAACGGTGGACAAGTTCCTAGTGCCGCACCAAGTGTAATGAACGGCGATGGCCCCGGAGGATTTAGTAAAGAATATCTTCAAAAGGCAGCGGACCCTGATCGTGTAGGTAGATACATGATTAGTCCTGAGAAAGCACAGGAGTTGTTAAACCAAACAACTACTCCGGCTTCTAACACAGTATCAGGTTTAACTCCTGACCAAAGGGCAAATCCTGCGTTCCAAGAAGCATATCAAAAAGTAATTCAACAGTACGCTGATCAACCGAGTCAACGTGGAGTACGTCAAAAAGCTATAGCGGCAGGCAAAGAGGCACTGGCAGCACTTGCTAATTCACCAGTAAATGAAAGTGTTCAATTATCTGAATCACAAATCTTTTTATTGATAGGTAAAATTGTTGAAAGACAAAGACGTATTGATGAAGGTATCATGGATACACTCAAAGGTGCTGCCGAAAAAACAGCAAATTGGGCTAAAACAAAAGGTCAAAATCTAACAACTAAAATAACTGCTGATAAATTGTTGCAAGCATGGAAGAAAGCCCAGAGTCCAACAGATAGTGATGCTGTTGCTAAAGTTATGATTGATGCAGGTGTACCGCAAGAAACTGTTACTAATTTAATGAAGAACTTTGTACAAGGTCCTTCAGCTGGAACAAATACAAACGTTTGGCAAGGTGCTGATAGAAGTATACCTGCTATTCAAAGAAAGCAACAAGGTCAATCATTTGCCGCTACACCTAACGCTTCAGGTCAAACTACTACACCGCAAGGTCAGACCACGACCCCCTCACCTACAAATCAAGAACAAGAACCTGAACAAGGTAATTTACCTTTAAGATATTATGGTGCTGGTAATTATTATCGCAATGGTGATGGTAGTAATATAAAATCAGTCAAACCAACTATGCAGTCTCAGCAACAAGCAAAATTAAAAGCATCAACAACACCAACACCAGCTCCAACAACACCGCAAGGATCTACATACGATCCTTCTAACGCTGCGGCAACTAGATTAGCTAAAGGTCAGGCAGCTCAACAACAAGCACTAAAACAAATGGCTGCTACAAAACAAGCAAATTCTCCTGCATCCCAACAAAATTCTGCCATTAAAGCCGCGGCAGCAGCCGCAATGGCTAAACCAGGATTTCAACAAACTGCGGCTGATAAACTTGCTATTAAACAGGCAACCGCAATTGATAATACTATACCAATGCCAAAAAATACAACCCCAACTACAAAAGTAGCAGAAGGTGAATTTGCAGGTAAGTATGCTACAGGTGTAGCAGGACAATGGCGTAACAAAGGTCCTAAAGCTAACAAGCCAGCAACAATTGGTGATTTAGTTGGTGAAAGTGAAGAAAACAAAAATAATAACAAAGAAGATAGATTTTCAAGATTCATGGACAGAAAATACAAAAAAAGTGAAGAAGTGGGTAGAGTAAATAATCCTCCAATTAAAGGGACACCAAATACAGCCAAGACTGGATATTATCCTACTCCCAAACCCCCTGTTAAGAAATTAGATACACCATTAGCTAATGAAACAGTAGCTGAAGGTTCAGAGGACTTAGCAAGAATACTACATATTGCTGGAATTAAAAAATAAGATTTGGATATAATTACATGAAAATTTCATCATTGTTACGTGAAGCTGAAAAACCTAATCAAGGCACTGTTAACCAGTTGCCAGTTGATAAGGATTTAATATATAGAGCTAGGAATAAATATCCAGGCTATTCTCCAGAACAGGCAATGATATTATTAATTTCGGATGAAATGAAAAATCAGGAAAAAACTGATTCAGTTCAAAACAAATTAATTGACACACAAAAGCGTGAGAACGAGCGTCTAAGAGGAGCAGTAGATTCATTGGGTCAAGAACTACAAGATTTTGAACAACAATCAATTGAAACAGACCGTGAAGTTGAAAGATTAAAACAATTAAGTAGCACACTAACTACTGGTGGAACAGACACAAAACGTAAGGCAAAAGTAAGTGCAGATGATTTGGAAAAACTCCAACAAGATTTAGAAACATTAAAAACTAAACCTGGCATGGATCCAAAAAAGTTTCAGAATATAGAATTACAAATTAAACAAATTGCCAACAATCCTTCGGTTGATGATAAAGATTTAGCAAAAGTAAATTCTTTAGTAATAACATTAAACAATCAAAAAAATGTTGGTGATGAATTATATAAAAGACTTGAAGACCAATTAGTTCTCACACAACAAGATTTGAATAAAAAAGAAGGTAGATTTTCAAGATATATTGAAAAGAAAAAAGGCGAAGTAGGTGACATGCAACAAACACATGCCGCTGATATTAAAAAATATTCCGACATTGTTAAAGGTTATCAACAAGAGATTCAGAGCTTTGATAAACAAATGAGTGGATTGACTGCACAATTGGAAAAAGTTCAACAAGAAGTTCAAAAAGAAAGAGGTATTTCAGTTCAATTAAGAGCTGGTACACAACAGGATGCACAAGATATTAGTGACATGAAAGACCAAATTCAAGGTCAACTTGAGTTAATTACTAATATATCTGATAAAGTCACTAGGCAAGCCCCTAACGCCTCTAACGATACTAATATACAAGAACCAACAGGCGCAGGCCCGCAAGCTAGT